GAAAAGAAAAGAATGTATGATATGAGAAATGGTACCAGGGGTGGGATACCGGGAATGCAAGGAATGGGGGGGATACCAGGAATGGGAGATCCGGAGAATTTTTTTAAAATGTTTTTTGGTGGAATGCCTGGCGTTCAGATGCATATGGGACAGATGAATCCAAATATACCAAGAGCTAATATAAATATAAGAAGAATGATGATGCCAGCAACAATACATGAAAAAATAACAATATCAATAGAAGAAGCTTTTAAAGGATTAAACTATCCTTTAGAAATAGAAAGAGAAGTATATGAAGAAGATGGCTCTATTAGAAAGGAGTCGGAGAAGATTTATATTGATATCCCGAAAGGTGTAGATAGTAATGAAATGATTATAATAAAAGAGAGGGGGAATTGTAATCAAATGAAACGATATGGTAATATAAAGGTTATGATTAATGTTGAAAATGATACTAAATTTGTAAGACAAGGGTTAAATATTTATTACATTAAAGATATAACATTAAAAGAAGCTTTGGTAGGATTTGATATAGAATTTAAACATTTAAATGGTAAAAATTACAATATGAATCACAGTGGTCAAGGTGTAATAAATCCTTCATCGCAATTAAATTTGGAAAAAATGGGATTTCAAAGAGGGGAGCATATAGGCGCGTTAATAATTAAATTTAAAATAGAATTTCCAAAACAATTAACAGAGGAACAAAAGTCAGGTTTATTAGAAATTTTATAATAATTAATTACCTAAATATAATTAATTATTTATGATACACGTTTTGTTGGGATATCGGCACTTACAACGTAAATAGAATTTTCGGTTATGATGATGTATTCTTTTTCAACTTTATAAATTTTATTAATGGGACTGGTATATTCTTCTTCGCTTTTAACAAGAAGTTTTTCTTCGTTTTCTCTAACGCCAATAAGAACCTCTTTATCACAGGAAGAGGTCCAATAATCGAACATTATGGGTTTATCTTCAACAATTGATAATTTAGCACAATGTTGTAAAGTGGTTCCAGAGGGTAATATATAATTAGCTCCGGATTGTTCAGTTTCTGCGACTGCGGCCATTATAATTATATAATTAGATATTTATTTAAACTTTAAGTTGTTTATATAATAAAAAAATATTAATTGTTCATATATGGACAACAAGGATAAAATGGAAAATATTAAAGGGAATCAAAATCTATTAGATATTAAAAATTATAATAAAACAATAACACCAAAAATTTATATCGATTCGGTAAATATATATATAGGCATAGGGTTACAATGTGTAAAATATTTATTAAGTAATTTGAAAACAACAAATAAGGAATATTTAAATTTTATAATAAATCGCGGATTAACAACAATAGAACATGTTCATAATATAATTTTTATGTATACGAAAAATTCGGGAATAATAGTGCATCATTTGGAGAAAGCATATTTATATTATGTAGAATTTGTAAGTCAAATAGGCGAGGATACGAATTCGTATATAAAATTAAATTCAAAAGACGCGACATTATTTGTTTATAAAAAAACAATATATGATTTAAATCAAGAATACAGACAGAAAATGCTCTTGACAAAAAATAATAAAAAATATGTAGGAAAGATGAAAATTTTTACAGAATTATATAATAATTTAATTATAAGTATAATAGAATTAATAAGCGCCGACCTGATAAAAGTAGAAGATAAACTATTGGAATATATGAAATATAATAAAGATATGGAAAAGATGATAGCTATAATATATAATATTTTCTTGGAAAAAGATTATACGAATTATTCAAAAATTATGAAAGATTTATCGCGTGATTTAATTGACAAAAATATAACAGCACAGAAATATTTAAAAATAATGTGTTTGGTGGGAAATAAATATTTTAAAAATGAAATACTATATAAGGATTTTCAAAAAAAAATGTATAATACAAGTAAGGATAAAATATATAATACGACATCATTAAAATATGCGAATTGGTTATTTAGTTGTCAATAGGGACTTTTATTTTTCTTTTACGAATTTTGGAAATATTTTTCTTTTTCTTTTGGACAACACTAATGTTTTGACTAATGGTTTGATATTCTGTAATAAATATTTTTTTTAAGAATTCATAAACAGAATATAATACCTCTTCGTTGCAATGACCAACTATTAATACGCTTCCTGTTCTAAAAATCATGAAAGAGATTCCTCTACATTTTCCTTCAGCTTTTTCGCCCTTTTTAAGATAATAGCATTTTTTTTCACATTTACAAACTCCGTTAGCAGTATTATTATTATTATAAAACTTACATTGAATGCCCGGATACGAACAAGGATCGTACAAAGAATGTATATTATATTTAAATTTTAACAAATGATGTAATTTTTGTCTATCAACATAAAACCCACAAGAGAAATTAGAATTAATTAATACGTTTTCAACATTTTCTTTACCATAAGAGACGTTTTTATTTAAAACACCTGATAATAGGGTGCATAAATAATTTAGTGCTGTATATAATGTTTCGTCTCTTTGTATTCCCGGGATTTCTAATTTCCCCGTATTAAAAATTTTTATATGAACTTCTTTAAAATTAGCTTCTTTTATTCTGATAATAAGGGCGAAACAATTATAAAAAGCGCCCTTTTTCTTTTTGCGAAAATTCGTTAAATCTTTTTTTGAAATACCAACCTCTATTTTTTTTATATCTTTATATTTAGTATTTGTGATTATATTAGCGATAATATCAACATTTATATTTTCTCGTGTGCTCATTTTTATGTCAAGCGCATCGGTTTCTTCTTTGTTTATACAATTAAATTTCATAGATTTTTTTAAAACTCCAATTTTTGGATTATGATAATCTGTAACGGGTATATTCCAAAAAGTGCTTACCAAATCAATATTATTTATATTTAAATATGCGATTTTTGTTTTTGTGCTAATGTATATTTCGGAACATTTAACTTCTTTTATTTTTGGTGGCTGTTGCGTCTTTATATTGTTTTCCCCTTTTATTGTGAAATTCTCCCATTCTGAATTTAAAGAACCCATTTATATATAAGATAAATCGTACCTTTAAATCAATTTTATTAATAATGACACAATTAATTATATCATAGAATATATAAATGGAAACATCAGTTTTATTTAGCAACTATCGTCTTAAAAAAACACAAGAACCTTCAAAAAAAAAACTACTTGAAAATATATTTAAAGAGTACGAGTTAAAAAGAAATAATTTTAACCCAACCATGAAGTCGCCAAACCATTTTGCCAATAGATTACAACAAAGGATGCGATTATATTATTCTTCATTAACAAATTGTTGAATTGTGAGTAAAGCATAATTCAATATATATATTTCTTTTACATTATTGTTATGCAGTATAAATTCCATGTGGTTAATCCATTTTTCTTTTAATATTTTTTTATTTTGATGAATTAGATAAATAAAAAATTTCAATATTAGTTGTCTCGGTTGAATATTATAAAATAAGCATTTAAGTTTTATGTAATCTATTAATTTATCATGGGGTGTTTCCCCCATTTTTTTTAACAATTTTTCCCAAAAATTATCTTTTATTACATTAATATTTATTGTGTTATTTGAATGGTTTGATTGTATATAATTAATCATACTTCTGATATCTGATTTAAAATAATTCTGAATTGATGATAGTTGATTTGGTGTTATGGTTATATATTCTTTTTTTACGATATCTAATAAAAAATGTGAAATATCTTTTTTCGGTAATTGGCAAAACCGTAATCTAACAAATTCATTTTGTAAAGACATATCTATTCTACTTATATAATTACATATCAAGCAAAACCGTATGTCATTAATATATTGTTGTATCAAATATCTTAAAGCCTGTTGTGCATTTTTCGTCATATAATCTACTTCATCCAATATAACAAATTTAATACCTTTCCCAAATAATGTTTTTGTGTCAACAAAACTTTTTATTTGGTTTCTAATTATATCTATTCCTCTATCATCCGACGCATTTAAATGTATTTTTAATCCCTTTCTTTTCTGTCCATTTTTTTCCTGATAAGCATTAATCAAATTAATAATTGTTGTTGTTTTACCTGTTCCCGGTGGTCCATAAAATAATAAATTTGGGAAGTTATTTGTTTCTATTATATTAGTTAAAAGTGTTTTATTTAAGGGTTCTAATACAATATCGTCAAAATTTGTAGGTCTGTATTTTTCAACCCAAGGGCTATTTTTTTTCATTACTATAACTCATATATAAATTTTTAAATATTAATAATTTATATATATAATAATATGACAAGTTTTGCCGCCAATTATATTGCTGATATTGCTGATATTACTGATGATATGGGGGGGTTATCAATAAGCGATAAAACAAGTATTTTTTGTTTTGCAAGAATGAACCCACCACATAAGGGGCACGGTAAATTAATAACAAGTATGTTAGCCATTAGAAATAGTTTGAAAACGCACGGAATACAAGCACACATTCATATTATATTACAAGAACGCGTAGATAGTGAAAAAAACCCTTTGACATTTGAACAAAGAAAAGAGTTTATTTGGAATTATATAAATTACGGACCCCATTTAGAAGAAGAAGATAAACAATATATAAGTATTATAGAACAAAAAACATCACAATACGCTTTTCAAATTTTATGCGAAGAAGGGTTTAATAAATTTTATTTCCTTATGGGCGTAGATAGAAGAGAAGATTTTACTTCACCAACTTCTACAAAATATCAACCAAATATGTATAATAGTGTAGTAAGTCAAGGTATTAATTGGGCTGATTTACCATCTACGATAGAAAAAAATAAATTTTTTGAAAGGGGTACATATCCTTACGAATTAAAATTAAAAGAATTTAATGACGATCATCTTTTATCAAATTATTATGGTATGGATTTCCCTGTTGTAGAAAAAAACAGTATTATTTCAATAATAAATCCTCGTCCAGAAAATCCATATCAATTTTTAGAATTGGGAGAAAAAGAAAAAGATAGAAACGTAAAAAGTATTTCAGCGACAGAAATTAGAGAAGCTATAAGACAAGTTAAATTAACATCATTTACAG